TTATGCTGTTACCCCGTCAATCACTTGGAAAGTCAAAGTTTCAGTGTGCTGCGTAGTGCCACTAACTACAGCTTTAATATCCATCTGACACAGTCCTAAAGGCCAAGTTGCAGTACTTGCACCTGATTTAATATTCAGCCATCCCTTCTGTGTGCTCTGATTTAATGCTGCGCAAGTCAAAGTAGCCACAGCAGCACCATCAGCCAAAGCTTTAACCTGAGAAGTAAATGTATAACCGGTTAGATCAATTGCACGGCGCACGTCATCCGGTGGAAATTGCAGGGCTTCATCCATATCAACTAGCTGCAAATTCAAGTTGAAAGTGTCACCACGCTTAAATACAAAATTGCTCATAAGTGATTCCTATAGACATAAAAAAACCACCGATGAGGTGGTACATAAATTATTTAGGCAATAAAAAACCGCCTTTCGGCGGTTTAGCTTTATATGGTTGGTATCAGTTAATTCAGGTGTTTTTGTTGCAATTCTAAGAACTCTTTTTCATTAAGTTTCTTTCCACATTTCGAACACAACCAAACAGGCGGCCCACCCAAACTTTCAATCTTTAAGTACTCAACTTCATCATGACTACATTTGCCATCTTCCATAACATCAATAGAAACGCTATGACCTTCAGTAGTTTCAAATATTCTTGTGATCATTGGATTTCCTTTTTCTTTAACATTAAAAAGCCCTCGAATTGAGGGCGTTGGATTTGGGGAAGATTTATTCATTTAACTCTTGACCATGAATGCCATTTAGCAACTTTTGCAGACTTTCATGATGAAGAACAATATGCTTGTGATCTGGGTTAATTCGGCTAATATCAATGGTTAGCAATATTGCCTCCTTGATACTTTCTACAGGCTCTATGCTAGTAAAAATATAAGTTTCATCATTAATAACTACATCTGCATAACCATCTTCATCTGTACTTGGGCGACATTCAGCAACAACGTATTGGATATTCATGAGTTATCCTCATCTTTAATTTTTAGATCAAGACTTGGTTGCGCTTCCTTAATTAGATCATCCAATTCTTTAAGCATAGCTGGCTTTGTTTGCTTACCATGGATTGATAGAAAGCTTGCTGCGCCTGACAGAGATTGGGTAATCAGCTCAAGTTGTGCTGAAAGCTTGCCAATGCGTACCTGTAGCCCATCTTTGAGTTGACGAGCCAATTCCTCTTGCTCGATGTAGTATTTGCGGATCTCATGACCTTTTTTATTGCGCTCCATCATCCCAAGGTGTTTGGTCATATCCACCGAGATGATGTACTCAATTAGGTTTTGTCCTGTTTTTGAAAGCTCCTCTTTTTTGAGGAGCTTAATAAAATCAAAATTCTCTTCAAAGCCACATTGTTTAATGCGTCGCTTAATCCAATCCGAAAAGTCCGTCTTAACCTCTAACATTTTATGTAGGTCACGCGCATTCACGCCGAGTTGGACTTTTCCATTTAATTCAACTTCGATAAATGGAGTTTGATTTTCAATTTTCACAATTGCATTCATATCGTTTACCTCGTTACCAAATAAAAAAGCCACACAGACATGCGGTAACGAGACATATCTGTATGGCAAAACGGTTAACCCAAGTTTGGATTTATCTTTAAAATTAGATATTTGAAGAAAATAAACTGGCAGGCACGTTGAACATGGAAACGTGCTTTTCGGGGATCAACCTAGCCAGTGTTCGCCCGAATTTCAGGCATAAAAAAACCTGCCGCTAAGGACAGGTTCGTTTAAAAGTTAAATTCGTTAATTGACGCGATAATTTATTGAAATGTTGTACTGAATGAAATCCCCATTACTGCCGAGGTTCTGCACTTGACCTTGTAAGACTTCTAACTGTCCGCTCGTAAAGTATTCAAAATGAGCTAACCAAGCATCAGCGAGCTTTGTGATTACTACTTCATGTGTGTTCAGACGAGCCATGCAGTTGATTGAGATAATCCCTGTTCTTCTGGTGCAAGGAGTATCACCTACACCAGCAATGATAGAACTGCCCCATAGAATATTTAAGTCACACCAAAGTCCATCTACAGGAATACTAATCAATGGGCCATTAGGGTATTGAATACGATTTTGCTCAATTCCAGTAAAGGCCATTGCTCTAGTGATAATGGCTTGTCTTGCTTGATCTAAAGTCATTGCCATTTTAACCACCGTATTTCTGAGCAATATAGTTAAAGGTTAAACCGTAAACACCTTGTGGCGCTTGTCTTGAATAGCCACCTGTAGTTTTTGGTGTCTCTGGTTTGTCAGTGAAGTCGCCATATTCAATTTTGGTTGCATAAGGCGCATTCGTTTGGATGTATACAGTAGAGTAAGGAACTAGACGGGATAAAGCGCTTGTGCCTTTACTAATGGTTGATCCACCGCCCTTGTCTTTCTCTACCTCATTAAATGATTGGTCAGTCTGGTTAATACTGACTCTATGGGATGCTCTAAAAGCACCTGTATCAACTGGGCTTTGAAGAACCACACCTTGCAATGCATCAATCACAATATCTTTTTGCTTTTTGGTTAGATCGGCTTCAATTGTTTTAGTGAAGGCACTCGGTTTGCTGCTCCATCCCATTAAAAGTCACCTCAACTTTACCAAACAGTATCTCAAATACTGGTTCATTCCCTACTGTAAACACTCGACCGTCAATGGTGGTTTTATGTCGAATAAGATAGCCTTTGTTAGTATCTGCAAAGAGTACATACTTACATTCTTCGCCATCTAACAGCACCTTCTTTGGGCCATTAGTGGATTTGCGAACCTCAGCGTGATAAACGCCCTCTTGGTTTACAGCCTGACTTATTAAGTTCCCATCATCTAAGTTAATCATTAGACTTTCCTCAATTGGCAGAACCAACACGAATTAGCCGCATCTTTTCCGTAACTCACAACACGATAATTGCCACCTTCAATCACCCAAATATCATTAACATCTGGATCAACTAAAGTTCCTGCCGCATCTTTCACTTCATTTTGCAGTAGAACAGCTTTAGAGTCAGTGGCGCGGTAATCTATAGGCTTCACCAAATCTTTTAAATAAGAGCCAAATAGGACGCCTCTACCGCCATAGACATATTCGGTGTAAGTGTCTTCACCAGTAGCGGGATTAGAACTAGTTAATATTTTGCGAGTACAGGTAAAGGAATCAACCGCGTCTGCCAGTTCATCCTCTGCATCAAATGCGGCTGCCAGTTCTTGCTGAATTTCATCACGCATTCCCATGGCTTACTCCGTAATGACATATGTGTTGATGTGATACTTCTCGCTAAAGAATGGCTCAAGCAGATCAAGGATAAATTGCATATCACCACTGACTGACTCTTCTTTGCCTGCAACATACGTCTTGCTTACAGACGTGCCAGACTGTGCAGATACCGTTTTAGATGCTACTACACCTTCTTTAGTTGTGTAGAGTTGCCCTGCTGCTGCCAGTTTTGCTAAGTAAGCGCCAGCCGTAAGAATCGCATCTGGCACTTCACCTTCTGGATAGTCTGGTAAATTTCTAGCATTAAGCCACGCATTAGCCTGCATCACAGCAATAACCGGATCACCAGTTCCCCACCAGTCAGGCCCTAGCTTTTGAGTCACACTTTCGACTGTTACATAGTTCATAGCTTAATCCTAAAAATCTAATTAAGAAGGACGGCCCGAAAGCCGCCCTGCTTTAGTTATGCACCACCATTCAGCGGTGCTTCTGGCACAGGAACTGCTACTTCTGGGTCCTTAATGCCATAGTCACCCGCTGTTTTGGCAGGGTCAAACATAGTGCCTGCTGCTAATGTGTCAGTCGCATCATCAGCATATCGGCGGTCAGTTGGGTATTGGTATTTGTAGTCTGGTTGCTTCTCAGCCATGACTGCTCTCCTTAAAGGTTAGTAATTAGGAAGCGGATTGAGGTGTCTTCTGGTTTGGTTACAAGTTCCCAGTTAGCTGCCTTCTGCAAATCAGCCCAAGAAGCGCTTAAAGACTCACGCTCTGTACCACCAGTTAAAGTGTCTTTAGGTGCAATGAAGCTAAAACCTTGCGGATGGATCAACATGTTGCGACGCGTCCAAAGGATTTCATGACCAGCACCATTACCAGTTGATTGTGTTTCTTCAACCTTCAAATCTTTTGGACCGGGAACAGAGTCATATGCAAATGCGCGTGGACCTGCAAGAATCGTGATGAACTTAGCGTTTGCGCCTGTGCCAATTTGCGTATTGGTATCTGTTTCAATGACTGCGCGCCCGTTGTAAACGGTGATTGGTGGCAAGTTATCACTTGTGGTCACTTGTTCAAGTAATTGCTGTTTACGCATCTTCGCAGCAATACGTGAATGCACGAACATCACACCACGTCCTCGCAATGAAGCATTCATTGTACTTTCTGCATCAATGTAGGCATCTACTGACCAACGTGAAGCATCTGTTGCTGTTGAAGCAGAGATGTCAGTAGTGAATCGCTTGCCGTTCGCCTGGTCATAATTACGCAAGCCAATTACTGTTGCTAGAGCACGGTTTTCGGCAGCTTGTTGCCAATACTTATTCAGCATCCCACCAATAAGCTCAAGCGAGTTGACCTTAGATAAATACTGTCCAAGAACTGACTCAAGAAAGCCTTCGTTCATATAAGCAACGCGGCCTTGCATTTCACCTGCATCAATCGTGCGAGGCATTGCGATATCAGTCAAAATGGTGTTGCCATAGTTCTGTTCAACATTACCATCCACACCGTTAATGTATGGAACGACGAATGTTGATGAACCGCTTGTAAGCAAAGGACGCAAAGATTCATCAGATACGAATGCACCTGACTGCACGAGTGGCGAAACTGCCACAGGATTTGGACGTAGATAAGATAAAACTACGTCACGGTTAAATACTTCTACTAAAGAAGGCATGGAGTTACTCCCAATAATTAATTATTAAAGTCACCATTCGCTACTGCTGCTTGGAACCCTTGAGGATCATTCTTTTGGAATTCCAATCGCTCTTGCGTGGTCATTTCACTTGGTTTCTTGGCAGCTCCACCACCCGAACCACCGCCAGAAGCCCCACTTCCTGACGCATTTGATGCAACAATTAATGGCTTAAATGCCACGTTGCTGCGAAACTCTTTTTTGAGGTCATCAATACTTAAAGCACTAGGTTTGCCCTGCGAATCTAGTACACGTACTTTGACCTCACCGTTTTCATCAGTTTCAACTTGAAGACGATTTGTAATATGTGGAAGCAAAACTGCCTCCGAGCCTTTGATTGAAAGCTCACTTGCTAATGCTTGTGCTGTTTGCCCGACAGTTAATTTGTAGACTTGGTCTTGCAATGCTTTGGTAGCTTCTGCATGTTTTGCTTCTGCTTGCTCAAGCTTGGCTTTCCAAGATGCTTCAATTGCAGCAACGTCACCTTTTTTACGGGCTGCTTCTTCAGCTTCGCGTTGAGCTTTCTCTTCGGCTTCGCGTTGTTTTTGCTGGGCAGTTTTCTTTTCACCAAGAAGTTCTTCAACTTTCCGTTTCAGCCCATCCAGTTCTGAATTATCTTGCTGCGGCAGACCTTCAACTTTTAAATAAAATGCGCCATCTTTTTCTTCGTAAAGCGCTTTCATTTCATCAGATAAGCCCTCTAGGCTATCGAGTTTGTATTTCATGTTTTGCTCCCTGAGCGGTTTTGCAGTCACAAACTGCGGGCAATAAAAAAGCAGCCGAAGCTGCTAAGGTTTAATTTATTTGACAGGCTTGTTAATTCTTCTAAGCCATCGACGCAATCTGAACTTACTTCGCGTTGAAAGTCTTGAAAGCTCTAGTGAGCCTTCGCCTGTTAAATCAATGATCATAATCCCAACCTCTTAAACATTTCTTCATCTAGCTTTTTTAGTTCAGCAAGTGTGAATGGCTGACCTGTAAGCGGATCAATAAACTTATCCAGAGAATATTTGCCCTCTTTGAATAGCTTGTATCTTGTCGGCCCAAGCCAAGACTTTTGAAAAGCTGCATCTTGTTTATCAAACCAACCTTTGAAAGTTGTATTTGAATCAACAACGCCTATTTCACCTTCACCATTCACTTTATTGTTAAATGGACGCATCCCAATTGTTTTTCCTGAATCATCCGAAACCGGAATTAGGATCGATCTACAGTTGGGGTGAAGTGGTGGCACAGGATGAGGTTCATCTTTCTTATAAACCTTGTCTGAATAACCCATGCAGATTTTAGAAGTGCGGCTATCTAGTGTTGCGATGAACTTTACATACTCAACACCAATGGTCTGATACGTTTCATTCAAGGCCACATTTGACACATGACTTCTAGCAGTACGAACCATAGTTGAAATCTGGTTTCTACTTTGATCAAGTAAGCCATCTTGGTAATTAAGTGCTTTCTTACCCTTAATCCGCTGAACAATTTGCTGGTTTGTCTGACCTTTAGATAAGCCGTCTCGAATAGTTTGCTCTACCCGAACTTTTGCATCGTCTGCGATCTTCTCGAATAGGTAATCAAGTAGCACACCACCACTTAAAGGCGTTTTCTTTGCCTTGTTGAATAGCGTCTTGCCATTTGGCTCTATTTTTCGATTAGCGAGGGTTTTAGCCTGATATGTAGCTTCGTATACTGCCAACGCTGTTGCGCTTACTGTGAAGCTCTCAAGCAATCCTGACGCTACGCTTGCCTGCCAAGTCTGAACTAATGTTCTTACTTCTTTTAAAGCAGGTGTTGTGTATTGCCCTGCCATCAATGCAGTCTTTTCAGCATCACTCAATTCATCTAATAAATCTCTTAACTTTGAAAGCATCTCGATAGAGAGCGAATCAAATTGTGTTAGGAGATTATTGATTTCAGTTGAAGACAACCGGTAGAGATAAGCCTGATGTGATACCAGGGCATCAAGTAGAGCTTGTTGTGACAACTGGACGTTCATTTGTCACTCCTGCGATTTAAACCACCATAGGTCTATTAATTGACTCGCTTTCGATACGTGTTTGCTCATCTTCATAGCTAATTTCTGGAACTTTCCCAGTAGTTAGCAACTCATGGAATGTTTCCATACTCATGCGATTAGCAAGCACCATTTCCCAATAGAATTTAAGCGTATCAAGGTCAATCTTGCCTTTAGCGAAATCTTGTTTAATTGTGAGTTTCGCTTTAGATCCACTTCCGTAGTAGGCAGCACACCATTTAAGCGCATATTCCATCGCCTCATTGGTATTAGCCACACACAAAGAAAGGACACTATACTGAGCAAGTTTTTCATTATTTGATTGAGTAGCCGTTTTATTGACTTGTTCCGTCTCAAGAATCTTGGCACCCATGGCCTGCATGTACTTTTCTTTAGCATCCATAGCCTGTTTTGCTAAGGTGCTTTCAGTGACTTGCTTGTAGTCAAATGATGAGCCTTTCGGAAGCATTAAAGGATTCTTAGAACCTAAGCGAACACCATTTTTCTGCAACCAGTCGCGCCAACCTTCATCAAGTTCATTAATAACTGGTTGGGCTTGACCACAAATGAAAACCATCTCTTCATAGCTTGCGCTATTCTGATAATGGGCTAGGTTCATCGTGACGATTGGCTCTAACGGGATAGGATCAATATTCCAATCATTAGCCAAAGACCCCAAAGGAATAAAAGGAATTTCATTCCATCTTTGGCCTAATGAATTCGTTGGGTAGAAGATATTCCCACCCTGTAGTTCTCCTGACTTATCTGTATAAACTTGAACGTTATATTCATTGTTTTCATCAAGTCGAAGTACGCGGTAAATATTGATTTCTTTCTTAGAGAACTCGTCTTCTGGATCTTTTACCGTAGTCTTCTCATGCAAGACAATAAGTTCAGGCTTATAGACCGAACCAACTCGCTTTAGACTCCAATTGATAATGCTCAACGACTCATAAAATACGATTGTTGGTCGAATGCCTAAGCTCTCTGCCTGCTGCACAGACACATTGCCGTCAGTAGTTGGATAATCAACAAATAAACCACCACGTGCATGTTTAAGCTGACCTTGCAAGGCAGATTGTGCAACTTGGTAAATTGACTTACCTGTACCATCTGCATCGTATTTAAGAAAATCCATTCCATCTGGTTCGAATGTTGGGTCCTCAGCAAATACCACGCCCACCATCTTGTTTAATGTGTCTTTAGAAATCTCGTAGAACACAGCACGGGTTAAATAAGCCAAATAATATTGATCATTCTGCGTTAAATCAGACGATACATTGGGTTTTGGTAAATAAAGTTCGCCACGCTTCTTAACCGTGGCAGAACCATCACAGACATCGTCGATAGTTTCCCAACGCTTTTTCATGTCTGCATAAGCTTGATGTTCAGTATTAACTGGCATTAGTAAACCATTCCTATATCTAGTGATCTTGCAGGACGAATAATCGGGAAGCGTTTAGCGAGAGGATATCCGCCTGCATCTCCAACATGGTCCAAGCCTGATTTCTTATCTGGCATTCCAAAATCGTCATAAACTTGCTGCTCAAAGGTCTCTGTGAGTCTTGGACATTTATTTGTATTGACTAAGAGTGTTCGCTCACCATTGCCATTTAAGATCAGAGCATTTACTGCATTAATTCGGTCTTTAATGTTAGGGTTTGTTGAGTTGACTTCCACCCTTAAGCCCTTCTGTCTCAAGATTGCATGATCAGATTCGCTACTCTTTTTTGATGAAGTAGCTTGGCCTGCCGCATCAGGGATAATTGTCATCTCATGGTTTGGGAACTTTTCAATCAAAAGATCAGCCATAGTTGGCGTATCACGAACGCCTACCAGCTCATCTAAAGCTCTTGGCTTGCCATCTCGAATGACATAAACCACAGCAGCCATCTTTAAGACGTTAAAGTCCATACCAATGAGCAAAGCCTCATTAGGTCTAATTTCTTCATCTGTGTGGTTTAAGGTTCGGTCGAAGTCTGGATAAACTGCCCCGCTCGTCAAGTTAACAAACTGGCCTTTTAAGTAAGCAGAAATCAATTGAGGTGGATAAGACTCAAACAATGATGCAATGTAGTCATCAGGGAGATTGGCTTCATTGTCGTAAGTTGAAGCTTGAATCATTCCGTAAAGTGCGCGCTTAGCATCACTTAGGTTTGCTTCCTTAACAAACTGTTCATGAGTGAACTTAAAGCCCTCTGGCGTTGTTGCAACATCAATACCGTTCAACAAACCAGCTTGTTTATATCGCATACGAGCAATGATCTTGCGCCAAGCTTGTTGAGCCTTGACCTTTGTCATCACATCAAGCTCATCAATCAGAGCATGACCAATCTTAAAACCTACAATAGTGTTGGGCTTTTCCATTGAACGGCAGATAATTGTGCTTCGATATTGGCGGCCATAGTAAAGATCAACTTCTTTGTTAGATTCATAGATCTTTGTCTTCAATCCCCAATCGAAAGCTACTTCATCAATCGTAGGGAAAAAGATATCTCGGATCTGCGGATAGGTTGGCGCAAAGTAACCTAACGGCACTTTAGGGAAAGACCAAGACTTATCACAAAGACTTGAACAACCTACCCAAGTTTTACCTGAACCAAACCCAGCAACGAACGCTCTAAATTTATTTGGTAATTGTAGGAAGTTAGCCTGAGGCACATTCAGTGTTGGATTGATGTTCGGCATCTTTTTTACTCGCATCTACAACATGAATAGTCACCTGTACTGGGGTTACATCTTCATCTTCTTCTGGATTAAGTTCTTTTTGGAGTTTCGCTATTTCAAGCTCTTGTTTCTTCACTTGAAGTTCACTCACCTTATCCAATCCTAGCAACTTAGCTTTACCCATTGTTGCGGCAACTGCCGCAGACACCTGAACCCGCTCTCCTTCAAAAGCTGCTTTACGTGCTTCTTCTAATTCTTGAAGTAAGTCATCTACAGTCAAATTATGGCGGGTTTGATGTTCCTTTCTAATTAGCTCAAGCCTTGTGGTAATCTTGGGGTTCTCAAGTAATCTTTTAGCCTCACGGTTGACCGTGTTTTCATTCATTGAATCCGCATCGTAGGCTTGTCGATACGCCTCCGAAGCGTTCCCCAATTCGATAAACAATTGGCAAAAGTTCTCTTGCTTCGGAGTTAGTTTTAACTCCGCCATAAATCTCACCCATTAAAAAACCGCCACTTGGGCGGTCATAACTACTTCACAATTTCCAACTTTTCCAAGAACCGATCTAGCTCTTCCTCAGAATTAAACTCTAGATCTAGGATGTCATTGGAGGTTAAAGTTAAAACTAACTTATAAAAATCTCTATGAGCAAATTTATTGTTTTCTGATGTAGCCTTTTTCACTTTTACCACATGATTTAAATTAATGTATTCGGATTTATGCTGAACAAACATTATTTTTCCTTTATTAGTAATGATTAAAGAAAAAACAATATATCTTAGCTGCTTAACTATTCCAACACATACTTAAGGTCATCAGGCGTTTCCAAATAACACCCGTTTTTATTGCAGAATGCGTGAATGTCGTTTAGGTATTCAGTGAATTGAGCTGTACTTGCATCTGTCGTACTCATTAGCTCACATAGTCCATTAGCTACATCTTGATAGAGAGGATGCTTTGAGTCCTTCAACTCTCTTACAGCTTTGAATGTTTTCTTGTATTGTCCAACGTCATCACGATCATAGATCTTTGCTAAGAAGTTCTTCTTAAAGAACAAATGCTCTGTATCTTTATCAGTGCCTTGATGCTTCGCCCACTGATTAAGCCACATCCAGTACAAACGATTTTGAGCTTTTGTCCGGTCTTTCTCTTGTGGTGCAATCAATACGACTAACGGCTTCCCTTCACTCGCTGCCTTTGCATGATTGGTATTGAGATAGCCAATTACATAGTTAATGTCAGAATGGTTCTTAACAACTTGTCGAAATTCCATTTTGACCTCGCAATAAAAAACCACCCGAGGGTGGCTTATTCAATCATGTTTCGTCTAAGGTTTATTACCAATGCAAACCCTTATAAATAAAATCTACATCGTGAAATTCAATATAGGAAAACTCATCTTCATTTTTGCTTAGCGCTACTTCAAATTGTTCTAGCTTGTCACCACGCTTCCGCATTTTTTTGAGTTGTATATTTTTTGGTGTAAATGGAAATATCCAATCAAGTAGAGTTCTTTTTCTATCAATAACCATTGCTTTAGTAGCATTATCGACGATCTGCTTTAGCACTGTCATTCGCAAGTGTTCTGTATTCATTTTAATTAACATGATTAAAACACCTCACCATCTTTAAGATTAAGCATCCGCTCTGTTTTTTCTAACCAACCATCAAATAGAGCTTCCGACTCTTGTCTTGTGCCTAGTTGGTAAGTGTCAAATAAGAAATGGCACTTATGGCAGAGAGGCACTGTAAACGCATCTGAGGCTTTTATTCCCTTACCCTTGCCGTGCTTACCAGAATTAGAATGAGCCGCTTGTGAGTAAGGATAGCCGCATCTAACGCATGGCAACTTCCTTATTGCAGCAAGTCGCTTTGCATCACGCATGAAGGTTACTTCTAATATTCTTCACTTGGTCTTTGTGTCTTTTAATCTTCGCGTCAATTTCGACCATTTCTTTTGCCGTCATCAAACCGCGTGAAAGATTTTGAAGCTTTTCTATTTCATTGCACAAAGCATTTAAATTCTTCTTCGCTTCGATTAGATCCATTGGCTACAACTCTATATTATGTTTAGCTAGTTTCTCTTTGCGCCATTCTTCTTTTTGCTTTTTAGTTTTAAGCAACCCATTATCATCGGGATCAACACTAGAGCCTGTAACTATGCAAGATAATAAGACTATGAAGAAAAACACAGGTATGCCAACAATTACAGCCAAAATCATTAATAAAAATTCCAGCATGATCACCTCACCTGTATTAACTTAGATGAAGCAACCGACTGGGAATCCCCGGTCCACTATAACAGTATAAATTGCTTCTCTAAATTAATTGGTGGTTCTGGCTGGATTCGAACCAGCATCAGCCGATTATCTGTCGTTACGAGGTATAAGCTCGCTGCTCTACCATTGAGCTACAGAACCATTGGCACGCCATGCAGGACTCGAACCCACATCAATCACACTAGAATTATGATGTCTTATCCAATTAGACGAATGGCGCATAAAAAAGCCCCACCGAAGCAGGGCATAAAGAGGAAACTGAATTAAAACAGCCCAGCTATTCAAATGAACAACTGGGCTGAGCAGTAACGTAGTTTAAGGCTGACTGATGTGTTAAGGGGTCGCCAATCCGCAAGTAAATACTCACCTCTTTAGGTGGTCAATCCAAGGGTAGTGTCTTGTTCAAAACCCGCACCCTTCTACTCACTTTAATGACCAAATAAAGCGCTTATCAATTTTGGTTTGAAAGCCTGATAAGTAGCTCTCGGTTTTTGCTTGTGATCAACCACATACAAGCGAATGTGTTAGGTGGCATCATCAAGCCATGTCTAAACCCTTTATGCCCTCATGATGTGCTGGTGATAAACCAATGCCAAGGGTTGAGGCAATAAAAAAAAGCCCATCGGATGATGAGCTTTTAAAATTGGTGAGAACCCTTGAGGCTTACAGACTATTTCACTCTAGGGCATATTTAATCTCGATCGGCGAAAGACGCTGTAAGAATCCATCACCTAGTGGCACCTTACTTACACTTCGCACCACTCTAACATAAATATGCCACATGCCTTGTACAAGGTCAAGTTCTATACCTATTTGTATTTAATAAAACTATAACGGCAGTGAATTGCAGCTAAACCACATTTAACATCTGCTCTAGCATCATTTTGGGAATAGACAACAACCATATCTCCAACTGGATTCATTTGAGTTACAACCATTTCTGACCAAGAGTTGTTATAGAAGTATCTTTTGATTACAGCATCAAGCCATTCGTCCAACACTTCTGATTGCCCTTGCATATCTAAGATGAGGCGTTGAACTGCACGCGCTTCATTGTCTGTGATTTCACATGTTATACGCCCACGACCTTTAGGGATAACTGGATCATCAGAACAAAGCCAATCTGCCATGATCTGCTCTTTGCCTTTCACTTCTTGCTTGCGCTTTTTGGCAGCCTGATCCATAGCGACAGCAATCGGGTTTATGCTCTTTCCACAAGTTCCAGAATTTGAGTACATCCAAGCCCCAAATTGATAAAGCCATTCTTCTAGACTGTATTTGGTCCAGTCCGTTGTTTGCATAATGTGATTTACTGCCGCATTCATACCGTCACCTACTTACCAAATACTGTCATCAAAACTATTGCCACCATAAGTACCGAAAAGATAATTACGACAGCCTTGTTGTAGTCCATCTCTATCCCCTTACATCCAAATACTTACCAACTTGCCGATTGAACCGATTACGATTAGCAGCAATCCGAAGAGAATGTACTGCAAGCCTTTGTCATCCTTTAGTTCCATCACGCCACCTCAAATCATCAAGTACTTTTTAATTTCATCTATGGCTTCATCTGCACCGAAGCAGACTTTGCACATGTAACCTTGTTCTTCTAAGCGTTGAATCATGAGCCTTTGACTTGGTTGTAACTTCCCTTTCTTTGACTTCAACTCAATCCAAAGCCCGTGTATCTCACCATTTGGAACAATTAGCTGAAGGTCTGGAACACCAGCCTTCACGCCCAACTTCTTAAACTTTGCAGCTTCAAGGATGTTTCTTGAGCCACCATTAGGAATATGAAACAGGTAATCACTCAAACGACCTGAACCATACTTCACACGATGCGCCCAACTCATGAGCGTCATTTGTTCTTGATCTTCTGTAGGCACTCGATTAAATCGCTTTGAACGAGCTGCCTTCAGTGACTGGACCCTTTGAGCCTCTTTGAATGTGGTCATTGGCTCATCCTCACAACTGGCTTAATTGCAGAATGAAAGGCCCATTCGTTATAACCATGAATGTTTACTAATATTTCTCCCATTCGACTAATGAATACAATTCGAACCTTCATGCCCTTGTAGAAAACTAGATCACCGATTTTGTATTTCATCCTTCCCCCTTGAGCGCTTGCTCTATATCAACCACAAGATCAGGTGATTCGTCATAACTGCCTGTGTAGTATTCAGTTAGCACTGCTAATGCAGCATCCACCCGCTTTTGCAGCTCGTCACCATAGTTACGTGAACTAGTAAGCTCTTCTTCAAAAGCCTTTACTCTTTGACGTTGTAGCGATAATTGGGTTTGCAGCTCCTCCACTTTCGCTTGCTGTGACTGTTGACCAGCCTCATAAGCAATACGGCAGCAATTGGCATGAACTAAAGCCAAATTGCCTTGCTTGCCCATCCATTCGTTAAATGTCATTGGTTTATCCATCTCAAACATCCCTCGATTTGCAATTTGGCGAAATGCGGTTTTCTATGGGGAAGTCGTCGCCTAATGTGTCCGAATCCACAAAAGAACCCCCAACCCGCGCAAAACCAATCATTGCCGCATAGCAATCAACACACATTCTTGGCTGTCTTATTTCGCTATTTGAATAAAGCTCTGGAGAGCCACAATCGATGCAAACACCTTTAAACTCACTCATGGCTGGCTCCTTTAATCCCTAAAATTACCCATCCTTCTTGCAGCCCATACCCGCTTAAGACATAAGAGATGGTTTTACGAAGTTCATTGCCTGAATATAGAAGCGGCATGCCTTGCTTCATTTGCTCGCCTGAATGTATCGTCTCAAGCAAAATCAGCTCATCGCCAACTTTGAAATCTCGATCATTGAAACGAATCTCAAATGTTTTACGACCATCAACAACAGCTTGAAAAACTTCTGGATCAGTTTTTAAATTGTGAACTTTACTCATCCCCGCCTCCGTATATTGATTCGTGGTCGCCCATGTCATTTAGAAGCTCCATTGCTTTGACTTCTTCCGCTTCGCTGCGTCCGTACCAGTAATCATCAAAAGCCTTGCAACCTTTACGGAACCCCGCCTGTACTTCAGCAGGTTCTGCCAATCTCCATGAATGCATGTACCACTGACCAATATGCTCTGCCTTCACAGTTTGAATAAAATGATCATCTGGCCAAAATGGTGTGTCCTTAACAACAACCTTATCCCCGACTTTAAACTCACTCATGGCTTCCTGCTTGAGCTGGTCTAGCATTTTCAGCTTTCTTAATTTCTCATAGAGGCTCGCTGCTGCTCTTGTTTCTTTATTGCGAGTGCCGAGGTTGTAATCTCTGCGGAGCTTCATCATTGAGGTGTAATCTGCAAATTCGATCATGCTTTCAGCTCCCCTTTAACATTCAGCAAGTCCTTTGCAAACTGAGTTGCTTTGTAAGTTGCGTATGAGTCCTTTTCCAAGTAGCCGCTTTTAATTAATTCCTGCACATAACACTGAATCGTATTGTTGGGCGCATCTAGCACATAGTCATGCAAATCCTTCATCGTGAAAGGTTGTGTTGCATGTGTAGCGAATAACAAAATGTCAAAAATGTTTTGGAATGCTTTAACTCGTTTTATTGCTTTCATGCTGCACCTCTCTCTTCCACTGGGAATGACATGCCTACGAAACGACAAATATCTAAGCGATCCTGAACCTTTACAGATCCACGCTTACCGTGACGGTTTTTAGCAATGATTAATTCAGTTACACCTGTAGGTGCATTTGTCTCCTTTTCGAGTAATGGGTGGACCATGATAATTTGGTCTGCATCCTGTTCAATTTGACCTGAGTCTTTAAGGTCGCTTGCAACAGGTTTATGTCCTTCTGCTGCTCGGTTGAGTTGAGCTAATGCAATTACTGGACAATCAAACTCTTTAGCCATGGCTTTTAAATCACGGCTAATTGATGCAACTTCCTGAACACGGTCTTTTTTAGATGGGTCACGAATTAAGCCCAAGTAGTCCACAATGATGCAGCCTAGAGCCTTGTATTTGCGTTTTGCTTTACGCGCATAGCTTTGGATTTCAGAAATTGTTGGCTTCTGCTTCTCTTCAATAAAAATTGGAAGGTTGCGGAACTGAGCTATCGTGCCAGTAAGCTTTTCAAACATTCCGTCATAAATTTCCCCATTGTGCAGATTGTTATATGGGATATGCCCTAATGCTGAGATCATGCGGTTGGTTAGGGTTGGCGTATCCATCTCAGCAGAGATAAATAAAACAGGCATGTTGTAGCGCTTAGCAGTTTGCATTGCACACATCTGCGCGAGTGTTGACTTGCCACTACCTGGACGACCACCAATAACACAAAAATGTCCTTTCTCGATTGTGCCAAGAAGGTTATCTAAGTGAGGAATATTAAATTGAACTCCAATAAACCCTTTTTCTTCCTTCTGGGCGATTTTCTTCTCGAAACGTTCTAAAGTTTTTTCTAAGGCTTGATTGAAATCAAAACCAGTTTGCTTCTGTTCGATAGTGCTACTTGATGTGCTGAATAGGTTCTCAGCTTCAAGGTAAATATCACTTACTGTTAAGTCTTTTGCCCGTCCAGCAATGGCAAGTCCAATGCCTTCAACTTCACGGTGATTTTTTAACTTTGTTAATTCAGCAACAAAGTATTCAAGGTGATGCACACTACCTATAGCGCTGTTTAGTTGAATTAAATATTCTTCACCGCCGATATCGTTTAGCAGATTTCTTTCTTGAAGATGCTTGCCAACGAATACAGCGTCATATGGCATATCAGCATTTGATAACTCAACAATGGCGCGATAAATGATTTTGTGTCGTCCAGCGAAGAAATGTTCCTCAGTCAAATCGTTTGCAACTACTTCAAGTGAGTTGCTTGTTGTCATGAGTGCAACAAGAACACTCTGCTCAATAGAAATATTTTGGATATCAGAACTCATTACCAATCTCCATAATTAAGATCAGCATTTTTCATATCTGCTGGTGTTTGTTGTTGTGCAGAACCATTCAAAGTTTCAAATGCTGGCTTCCAGTTGTAACGACTAGCAAACCCAATCCACGATTCACTCAAAACAATACGAGCTGCATCATTAGTTGAAATCCCTGCATTGCAGCTTTCGTGGTAATGCTTGATCACAGCATCAAGAGTTAATGGTTTTTTAAGGGTCTTACGGTATTCATTGAATCGTTTAGCAACCTCAAGATCTAAACCGATAGCGACAAGAGCTTCACATGGTTTCTTCCCTTTCAAGATTTTTTCAAGCTCAGCCGTGCTTAACTTACTATCTGTAGTAATCTCTGTAGTATTCTCTGTATATGTGTCACCCTCCAGGTGGGGAGGGTCTTCCCTGTAGGGTGGGAGGTCATGACTTTCAAGTGAGGAGGGTCCTACCGTAGAAGTTAGGAGGGTGGTCACTTCAAAGAGAACATGGGTAACTAATTCAATGAACAAAACATTGCTAAGTTTTTGACCATTTACATCTACAGAGCGGAAATGACGCTTGATCACGCCGAACTTTTCAAGACGATCTAATGCTTCTTTAACTTGCTTCCTTGAGAACCCAAATTGATCTGCTAGACTCTGATATGAGCGTTGCAATAAATCAGCTTTGAATTTTTTCTTTACCGAAACGATATGCCCAGAATCTTCATCACGGACAATAGTCGGACGGTGCCAATAAACAATTTCTGAAAGCAAAATGACCGCATTTGTATCGGGCTTTCCATTTTCCAATTTGAAAGTATTAAACCAATTAGCAGGAATGACATTGCCTTCAATATTGAGGCTGGCAATTTTGTCTACAACCGGATGACCTGTGGTGTATAAGCTCATACAACACCACCTTGCTTAAATTCCTTATACAGCTCATCAATTTCTTCAATGAAGAAACTATCTAAATCAGAGTCATATAAGCGTTTTAAAGCTCCATATCGATTTACAAACTCAGGGTACTTAGATTCGTACCACTGAATAAATTTAAAAGTGGTTTTACTCATCTAGTTCCCCTTCTCTACTGTTTCTGCTAATATTGAATGGTTCATTTAATCCACCTTGTTTGAACACTAAGCCTGATCTCATCCATCAGGCTTTTTCTTTATATCCAAGCTCAAAACACATGCCGAAATCTTCAATGTCATCTTGAAAAAGATCGTCAATGGTTTGCTTGCTTTCCATCCACGCTTTTGACATCACAAAAAGCGCATTCAGCTTTTCTTCACTAATCATTCGATATTTCTTGAGTACAGTTTTAAATCCAAGAATGTCCAATAGCACCAAACAGCTCTCAAGCTCAGTCAAGCCATTGGATTTTCTATCATTTTTCATTCGTGATAATGTGCTTGGATCAATCCCTAACTGTTCAGCAACCTGACTTTGATTGCTTGATGCAAGGGCTTGCAAAACTCTAGAAACTTCATTTCTAGCCCTTGCACTCAATTCGGTTGATACTTTGCTCATGGTTTAGTTCCTAAGCGGTTGCAGTAGTTCGTTTAATTGGCTCTTTGCCACTTGCTAAGTCTCTGATTTGGTATTCGCGAGCTAAAGGGATTTTTTCATTTGGCCACTGGTATACAGCAGGAGGCTCTATCCCTAATAACTTTGCTAAGCCAACACCATTCACACCAAGCAACTTGTAAGCTTCCTGTTTGGTCATTTGCTCAACCTCAAAAATAAGATTTCTTAGTATTAAAACAAAGATAACTTATTTTTGCAAGATGTAAGATAACTTATATGAAGAAACTAGAAACTATGGGCCAGCGTATTCGCGCCTTACGAAGAGAAAAGAAATTAACTCAAGGCGATTTGGCAAAAATCGTCGGGGTTAGTGCGCCTAATGTCACTGGTTGGGAGAAAGATGCATATGCACCTAAAGCTGATCCTTTAAGTAAAATGGCCGCTTATTTTGGTGTGTCCACTTCGTATATAACAAATGGTGATGAAAGCGGCCCCCAATTGGACAACAATGCTGTTCAATTAAATGTTCTTGATATTGAAGCCTTTAAGCAGAAGTACAATATTCCAGATAGTGGAGATGCTGTTAAGTTTGTTCAAACATCAGATAAGCCATTCCCTATTCAAAAAAGATATGTCCCTGTTAAAGCCTATTCAAAGATGGGTATGGATGGGTATTTCACAGATATGGGATATGATGGGAACGCAGGTGATGGATATGTTCCAACTCATACAGCGGGTCCAAGAGCCTATGGTATTAAAGGCACTGGCGACTCAATGTTTCCAGCAATTCGGAACGGTTGGTATGTAGTTTGCGATCCAGATGCTGAACCAGTTCCAACTGAATTTGTACAAGTGTGCTTAAAGGATGGACGCTGCACAATTAAGGAATTTGTTGGAATAAATGGTGGGGTTTTGAGTTTGTTGGCTGTTAATGGTGGCGAACGCCTATCTTTTGACATGGATGAAGTTGAAAGTATTACCGCTATTACAGATATCGTGCCGCCAAGTCAGCACAGACAAGAACATCCTTATTCGCATTAATCACAGGAAGACTTATGAACAACTCTAAACTACCAATCAACCAGATTATTGAAATATCAATTATTGGGGTTGTGGTGAGACACAATAGGGAAATAACTCATTAAAGGATTCGGGACACCTAATCCCGAATTGCAGCCTAGGAAGCTGCTAAAGGTGATCTAAAGATACGTTGCTCAGGGAGCAGGACAAGGTCCAGTGTCAATAGTGAGCTGACGCCCCTACGGTGTGCGCACACTTTCAGGGCAAGCGCTAGGCATAGCGCTATATAAGTTACCAATTATATTGGTAGGTGCCTACCAGCAATTACAAGGTTTATGCCATGTTTTTACTGGAACTGCGAACTAAGAATGGATTTAGATTAAAGATAAAAATCGACTTTTTATCGATATTCAAATTCTTCACTTGGTAAGCACCGAGGGGGAGGTTCGAACTCCCCCTCACCCTTATTTTTAAAAATACATAAACTGATAATTAATAGCAAATACCATGAGCAAAAAATACAAGCCACTGGAACTACACGAATATAGAGGCTTAACAAGCTCTGAGCAGACGGCAATACACCAAATGCTCATCTCCTATGTTCGTGAGGAAAATTGTCGCTTTAACATAATCATGTCTGGCAAAGCAGAACCCTATAATCTGGTAAAACTAACTAGTATTAATTTTGAGAATGAAGCATCAGCAATTTGGGTTCATTTTGAAACCATCACAGGAGAGCAAATAGCTTTACCCATTGGCTTTCTTTCAAGAATTGAGTTTTCAGGGCAGCAAGAAATTTAAACTGTGAGCCCGACACAGTACTTAAAATGTATCTGAAGGAGAAACTATGAAATTTAAAGATAATTTACCTGACAAATACAAATCCAAGATCGTTACTGTAGGCTATCTTGAAACTCATGATGATCACAAAGCACGACTAGAATTAGAATTTGAAAATGGGATGAAGTTGACTATATATGATGTTCCTAAACAAGAGTATCTAAAATTAAACTCTTGCAAATATGGTTGGGAATATTATTTTGCTGATACCATTTATCCAAACTACAAAGACCAGATTGAAATGATTAAGAATTAGATTCGTCCAAGAATTTCAAAATCATCTCAATTAATTCAATTTTGGCATCAACATTTATCCTGGTTAATTTTTCATAATTATCCGATCTCTCAAGAATAATGGATTTATTCCTAAGATCTTCAAAGCATGATCTTAATTGATATAAAGATTCTTTTACTTCATTTAAACACATAACAAACTCCGCCCAACCCACCCCGTGTGGGTTTTCTTTTGTCTATTAAAACACAAAAGTAAGATTTCTTAAATTAAAATAAGATTTCTTATTGACAATAAAACTAAGTTTTCTTATATTTATCTCATCGACAAACAAAAACCGCCATAGGGGTCAGAGTCTAGGCGGTTTGCATCTAATGCGGAGATAAGTATGAATCAAAGAATTGAAAAGTACAAGTTTAGCCAAGCCTTTAGGGATGGCTCAAAAGCATTCGTAGCTTTCTGGATTATCACCTTCATTGCATTTGCTTTCTTAAAAGGCTGTGCCGACGAGCAACACGTCAACGAACTCAAAGCAAAACAGAACATGTATGTGCGTGTGCAAGTGGAAGGAGATAACTAATGGAACGTTCATTTAGTTGTAGTGATGAAGTATGGGATGTGTTTTACAACCCAGAAGAAGCTCTTTCCCTTCTACAAGAAAATGGTGATTTAGAAGTTGGTTCGTCATTTTTTACAGGAGTAACGCTGGTTAGAAAACCTAGCGATTTTTTGTACAACCATGCGGCCCATTTGCTCGAAAACTTAGATGAAACTCTTTTTGACGAAACTGGTACTGATGATGAGTTTTATACCAGCAAACAGAACTACGCAAAACGAGAGCAACTTTCCCAATTAATTGGTGAATGGCTAGACCAAAACATGGAAGGAAATCTGTCATTCATAGAACTGATTGAAGAAATCGAAGTAACTCAAGAAATGATTGATGCTTTTCATGCAAATGCACCAATTCCATTGCCTGAGTTTAAGCACAAGGAGCCCTCTCATGGATAACTACAAAATCAAAGTTAATGATGAAGCTGAGAGCAAAGAGGCTCAGGAGTTGTTTTTTGAGTTGGGTTATATTGTGGTTAATCATGTAGATAATGAAAAAGGATTTATTGTTGTATCGAAAGAAGCTGATAGCCCTTTTAATTTTGGTTATTGGTGTAGTGTTGATAAAGAACTCACCCTCCCTCAGCTACGCGACCTTGTTGTGTTGAAGCGTAATGATGTGAAGGATGCGACTCATCGCGACAAGCAGCAAAATTCTATTTATTTAACTAGCGACAAGGTTATTTATTACTGGCAGGGTGAATGGTGTAAATCAGCTATTAATAAATCAAATGACTATGAAAACTATATTGCTAATAGTTTGACACCAATCGCTCAACCCCAAGACCCAGCATTGATTAGCGGTGCTGAGGCAAAGCTTGCGTGGGCTAATGGAGTTGATATTCAAATCAAGAATGTAAATTGTGTCAACTGGTATGACTTAGATGAGAGCAAATACAATCTTGATATTTTTGATAATGTTCGTGTTGATTTCCGCCTCAAACCCCAAACCATCAAGCTTGAACTTGAGCTGCCGAAGCCTTTTGAGCCAGAAGAAGATTGTCACGTTTACATCTTAGATGACGGAAAAACAGATGGCTATCGTCGTTATTCCTACGAAGTTCATGGTGATAAAGGAAATACATTTATTGGTATTTGGCGTACCGAAGAAGAGATCAAGCAAGTCGTAGAGCAACTCAGAAAGATACGAGGTACTAACTCATGAATATGTTAGTTAACAAGCCTGAGTTGCTATGCCCTTCTTTTCCAATGCTTCAGGTATCTGGTGAGTTTGAAGTTAAAGACAATACTGTTTCATTTGAACTGGAAAGCGGTTGCGCAACTCTGAAATGCAAGATTGTTGCTGAGGTTGTTAAGCAAGTTCGTGTCGTTGGTTCTCTAATGAATCCAGAGGACAGCAAGGACCAGTTTTACGACCAACTCGTAGTAGATGACCGAACACATGTTGAAGTTGTTGGTACTGAATATGTAGAGACTCCTATCGGTCTTCTATTTCAACTTACATCAACACAAGTGGCTGACTTAAACGAGCAGCTTAAATACTACGCCGAAGAATTGGCAGATGAAGAAGCTGGAGCGGTTTGATGGAAGTTAAAAGTGTACATGCACACCACATTCCAGCAAACAACGGTGTAGATCCAATTGATGTATTTGTTGTGTGGTATGGCGAACAAGCATTTCAAGTCACTATCCGTTGTTGGGATTGTGCTTGGACTGCTTACCGTGGAAGTTGTGGCTTCAAGACTATTGAAGAGTACTTCTTGGAACAATGGTACGGACAAGAATGCCATGAACATGTTGTTCAACTCTTCACTACCACATCAAGACATACAACCCAAAGAGAAGAAAAGTGGTTGTTTAAAGTTGTCAGAAGCATGTGCCAGCACTTCAAAAAGTTAGCAGATAAGAATTAGGAGAAGATTATGAATGCGCCAGTGCAAAAGAAAGCTCCTAAAAAGAACAAGAAGAAGCAAAAGCCCGTCAAGTTTGAATGGTGTTTTTGCTGCAAAGATCTGATGCAAGTTAGTAACGATGGGCAATGCACCGTTTGTTATAGCTACATCGTAATGTGATTTAAGCCAGTCTACGGAGTATTAGAAAATGGCACTAAAAATTGTTACAGCTCAAGAGCCAATGCGTGTAGAGACCTTAATTACTTTTATTTATGGTGATCCGGGTATTGGTAAAACGTCTTTAGCTTTCTCAGCTAAGAACCCTATCCTTTTTGACTTTGATAAAGGCGCACATCGTGCTGGTAAATACCGTAAAGATACGGTTCAAGTTAATAACTGGACTGAGGTTTCATCATTAACAGCAAATGATCTTTTAGGTTATGACACAGTAATTGTAGACACAGCTGGCCGTATGCTTGATGTGATCATCGCTCATCTAGTTAAAGATCAAAAAAACTGCCGTCGTAATTCAAATGAATTATCAATTCAAGGCTACGGCACCCTAAACAGAACATTCACTCACTGGTTTAATCTTTTGCGCAGCTTTGGCAAAGATGTAATTCTTCTTGCACATACTGCCGAAGATAAAAAAGGTGATGACATTATCTTTCGTCCTGACATGGTCGGAGCTAGTAAGAAAGAAGCTTATAAGGTTGCAGACATGATGGGATATATGACAACTCATCAAGGGCAACAAGGAACACAAAAAGCAATCTATTTTGCACCAAGCACAGCATTTCATGCGAAGGACTCAGGGGCAATTGGCAACCTTATTCTCAATGATTTGGATGTACAACCAGATCAACTTGATTCGATTCTAAATCAGGCCAAGAACCACATTAATAGTCTTAGTGAATCTCAGGCTAAAGCACAAAAAGAATTAGATGATTGGGATTCAGAAGTACTAGCCGCTGAATCACTTGAAGACTTTGAAGAGCTTAAAGCCAAACTTCCACAAGGTCATGTATTTGTTCGCCAGATGTGGAACAAAGCTGTTGAGCAAGCTAGACAATATGGATTTGCTTATGATGGGCAAACCAAGACATTTACTAATGTTCAGCCTCAGGAGCAAACAGCATGATTATCAGGCTATCGACAACTATGCTCGATAGCTACCTTTGGGGCATATCGAATGATGATATGACCTCAGAGGAACTCGCTAAAGAGTTGTTCTTAGGAAAGACGCAGAATATGGCAATGAAGTGCGGCACAGCTTTTCATGCCCTTCTTGAACATGATCTTAATTATGAAGTCACAAAAGAAATGGGGTTTAACTTTTTGTTTAGTGAAGGCCTAGACGGGACTCTAGAACTTGGTGATGTTCGTGAACAAAAGTATGTCACACGGATTTTTGATGATGTTGATTTGGTTGCAAAAATCGATGCTGAGACTAGTTCAAAGCTAATTGACCACAAGCTTACTGCTGCCTTTGATCCAGATAAATATATGGATGCATTCCAGTGGCGTGCATATTTATTAGTTAAGCAATACGACAACTTTAAGTACCAAGTATTTGAACACTCAGGCTTAGATAAAGTTGTGGATGGTTTAACAGAAGTAAAAATTAAGAGCTACCACGAATTACACCAGCACTCATATCAAAACATGGAATCAGATGTTAAGGCTCTTGTTCGTGAAGTAGCTGACTTTGCTAAATATTGGAAACCAAAATTAGGAGTGGCAGCATGACAGATTTGAATAAGGAAAGAGAGGCTTTTCTGAACACCTTCCAATATTACAAAGGAAGAAGAGACATTATTTTTAGTCATGAGCATGAACTGTTTATGACTAGATCAAACAATCCTTCTGACATTGCTCAGAAAGAAATAAGCAACATGAATAGCCGTTGGGATGCTTGGCTTAGATGTGCAAAGCATCGTGATGCAGAGCTAGAAAAAGCCAAAACTCAGGCGGTGCCGGAGACTCAACAAAAGCTTACTGATACATATTATTTGGAAGGCTCGGATTATGTAGTTGATTGCCCTTTCGAATATGACATTGAAATAGATAAGGGAGAAGTGCTTGAGTTGCAAAAATGGCAACGTACTGAGTCAACAAAAGTATATTTTGCAAATATCTATAAAGATGAAGATAACTTTGAAATTCTTCAATTCGCTTCAAAAGCCGAAGCTGAAAATGCAGTTGCAGAAAACTTGAAGTTTTTAGAAGCAAGCGAATCGGGAGCTGAACAATGAGCATAACTCTTAATGGTCACCAATTAAAAAGCCTTCTCGAATTTGTAAATCCAGATGGTGAAAATGATTTAGATCAACTTGAAACTGAACTAACTATTAAATTTTTTGAAGATGGGCACAGTGGCAAAGGCTATTACTTTTGGATGACCGAATATCCAGAGGAAGGCAGCATGTTGTTGGATGTTGAATCGGGAGCTGAGGGATGAGTGAATTCAATTCTATCAAAGTGCGGTTAAAGCTCTCTATTGGCTTCGTTATTGGAAATCAAGAAGAGGATGTATTACTTAGCGACTACATTTCAGAAGATGAATGGAATGCACTAGGTTTCTTTGAAAAGCAGGAATTTGTTGAAAAGGAAATCTTAAACGAATGGGCAAATGAATATATAGAGAAGTGTGCTGAGGTGTTGGAATGAATGGTCTCGATTTTGAGCAACTTTATCTAATGGCCATCATGAATAGTAAAAAGCCAAAGAACGTTTTGAATTGGGTTCATGTATCCAGACATGGACCCGGCTCAACCAAAGCACATCAAATATGTAAGCATTTCGGAATAGATCCAGAAGGTACAGATTTTGTTAAAGCGGAAAGTAAGGAGGGGTAAATGGAAATTGATCGTCGTGTACGCGCTAAAGAGTTTATGATGCTAATGTCTATTGGCCGCACTAAATTCTATCGCATGATTAAGAATGGTGAAATTCCTCAACCTATCAAGGTAAGTGACAAAGAGGTATTTTGGCACGAATCTAGTGTTAAGAAAGTTGTCGAAAAACACAAAGATAATTCTGATATGATAGCCTGCTAA